TAGTAAAGTAAATATTCTAGAACTGGCCAACTACCTGAGAGAACTGAACGCTTGTACCAACTGCCACAAAGTTAAGCTGGATGAAGTTAATCGAACGAGCAGGCTTAATGTAGATGTCTCCAATAAACTGATTGCTGTCGATGATCTGGCCAGTGTTGTTTGTTGTATCACAGACAACTAAGAAGTCAGTAATACCGCGGCGACCCTGCACGGTGCGTAGATATGGTGTTATCAGATTTACGAACTGCGCTCTTGTGAAAGTGTCATTGAACTCGAACAGTGAGTATTTCGCAGCAGTAGAGATCGCTTTTTCTAGAACAATGAACAGACGACGCACGTTGATACGGTCAAATGCAGAAGGCTGTGTCTGGTAAGTCTTATCACCATATAGTACAGTACCCTGACCAGGGAATGTAACTACTGGATTGATATTATTGCTGTACAGAAGATCGCGGTCTGTTTTACTTGGATTATAAGCAAGTCTTACGAAGTTCTTGATCTGGCCACGATTGAAACCTGCAGGAGACCACCAAGCGTCGTTTGTGCTGTCTGTGCGCGCACATAGACCAGCGATATCGCCGTTCAATGGGATCCAACGATATACGTCATTGTAACGATCATACTGGTATTTATAACCGGTGTCGATGATCGAATATGATGACGTACGTANGTTAGAAACCCAAGACACGAGTGAAGTAGCTTCTGCGCCGGTGTTATTAAGAACGTTGCTCTTATCAGGAGAGATAACTAGTACACAATCTTTTCTAATCGATGTAATGTTATCAGTGATATAGTTGGCTAGCTGGTACGTCTGACCGATCGCGCCGGCTGGATAACCCTGCATGATAATATCGACACCGATGCTTTCTTGTGATGCAAACAAATTATATGCAGAAGCAAGAGTAGATAGAGATACTGATGTTTCACCATAACCATCTGAGCCAAGAGAGAATTGCACTTCTGCAGGAGCAGATGAGGTCGAACTTGCTAGATTGATAGCTGTGTTAGAAACAGCCGAAGCACGATCGTTAGCCCACCAGATGTAAGCAGAAGTGTTGTTGATTACTGTCTTATAGTAGTTCGTGCTATTGTCAGCATTTCTTGCATCTGTTGCTCTAGATAGTCCTTTGAAAGACTCAAGAACGGCGCCAGGAGTACCAGTGAACAGTCCGCCGTTATCGACTACCACAACGTGTACTTGATCGATCGCAGAAGTGTTACCATAGGATGTCTGATACTGTGACTGTACGGGTGCAGTTCCAAATACGTTATGGAATTCCCAGAAGCGCTGGATATTTGTATTTGAAGTGTATGCAGTAGAAAGTCTATAAGGCGCCACGAATGAAAATGCAACGTTAGTACCAGTGACAGTAGTATTCGAAATCTGTAGATACTGATAACCAATAGAAGAATTACCTACAAGGATCTTATCGTTTAACACAAATGAACTCTGCAGCGATAGTGCCGCAGCGTTATTAGCTAATACTACAGTTGTATTATTTGATCCGACAGAATATGTAATAGTGTTTGCAATTGTAATATTAGAGCTGAAAGAGTTAGCGTTATCACACACTGAAACGCGCAGTGAGTTACCCATGGCTCCTGGATATTTTGCAAGATATATAATACCTGTAGCAAACGAACCGTCTACTGGATATAGATATGTGTTAGAATTGGTAACGATTTGGCTGGCTAAGTTAGCAACATAAGNATTAGAAGATAGTGAATCAAAACCAACCGCAGTATATGTAGTCTGTGGATTACCGAAGTAAAGGTTAAAAGCTGAATTTGTACCAACGACATAAGCGTTAGAAGATAACGTTACGGCAGTCGAGTTAACTACCGATGCAATATAAACGTTGTTACCAGCGAGTACTACAGAAGAGTTGCTAGTCTGAGTTACGTACATATTTGCAGACAACGAAGCAGTATTAGCCATAATAAGAGTACTGTTACCCGAAGTAGCAGAAACCGATACTACAGGAGTCGCACCAGAAGTATTAGCAGCACGCGCTACATATAGTGCAGAAGTATACGATAAGAAGTTAGCTGCAGTGAAGAAAGTCTCTGCATTTAAAGATGTAGGAGCCGCGAACAGTTTAACTAGAGTAGATTCGTTGTCAACTAGTGTTGCAACGCCGACTGGACCCCAGCGGAATACACCAGCAATCGCACCAATCGAAGTAGAAACTGATGGAACGACAGTAGTTAGATCAATTTCGGCAATATTTACGCCAGGAGATAGTTGAATAGCCATATTTTTTCCTTTTTGTTAGGACATAGATTCATTTAATTTTATTTATTAAAAGCTTTCTTTTATAGCTAACCCACTTTGCGCAAAGCGTATCAACTAGAAATCTTCTTTTGTATTCCACATCCAAGCGTCGGGCACTATTTTTTCAATACTTTCGTCATAATCTGCTCTGCCATCATCCATAAATCCAAATGGTGCCATATCTTGTTCTAGATCATCTTCAGACTTTTCACGAAGAGACATTAGTGTGTTGATATTTGTATAGTCTTTAAAATATTGCTGTTCGGATAACCATGCAAAAAGTACTAGACACATGACTAAGTCATCATGAGCACCTGACTCTGCTTCGTATGATACACCCTTTTTAGAGAATGTTGCAAACTCTTGTATAGTATTAAAATCGTTTACTATTAATTGGTTCTGTTCAACCAGCAGCTTTAGTATAGAGCAGCCTACTGACTTAACAATCTTTGTTGTGCGAATACCTTTGTCGATGCCCTTTCCACCGAAACCAGAAGTGATTCTTTTTCCGCTCCTACCCGCGTTTTCTGTAAATAGAACGTTATCATAGCTAAAGTCGTAGTGCAGAGTATGAGATACTTGCTCGCCGATGTCGTTGACTTCTACTAAAACTGCAGCATTGTTATACGCTTTAGCTACCCTATGGATGACTTCCGCATAGTCTACAGGAGTAACATTATTGTTTCGGTATAATCCAACCTGTTGATAAGGCATCTTACTGACGTTGATCAATTGAAATGCAGAATAATCTAATCCTTTGCCGCGAGAGACGTCGCATACCATTATATATACGTTCTCTTTTTCTGGAGGAGCATATTGTATGAGACCTTCACGTTCTACTATAGGAGATCTAGGAACAAGTTCTTTAAGTTTCCAACCTGCAATAAGTGTACCTGACGAACCGAGAAATTCACACTCATATTCTTGCGAGAACTTCTCGAGATCGAAGTTCATAGAAGCTAGAGTATTGTGTCTCCATTTTTCATCACGTCCTGGGACGTCTCGCCATCCAACACGAATGCCAGCATATCCATTAACGTTTTCTTTAAAGTCACTGTTGATCCAAGTCTTATAGAAGTGATTTAAGCCGTTTGGTGTAGAGACCAGAATGATCTTAGATTCTTTACCAGACGAGATAGTAGGATACACAGAAGTAAAGAAAGACTCCCAGTTTTCAATGAACGCTGCTTCGTCGATAAACAGTAGGTTGATAGAGTAACCACGAATTGCGTCAGAAGATGTTGCAGCCGCAATGACACGCGAGTTGTTCTCTAGTACGAACGACCCTTTGTTCCACTCTTTGACACCCTGCTGGAGCCATTTAGGAAGGTGTTGATATGCAAGTTGGATACGACCTAAGATCTCTCGTGCCGTGTCACCTTTGTTGGCCAGTAGCGCTACGGTCTTCTCTGGATTGAATAGTATATACCATAGGATAAAAGCACAAGTCGTTGTTGACTTACCAGCCTGTCGCGCGGTAGTGATGATATTAAAACGATTGTCGGCAAAAGACTTTAACATCTTTTTCTGATATGGATACAACTTAAAGTTTACTAGACCGTCGTCGATGTTGATGATCTTCATGTAAGTTTCAGTAAAATATACTGGATCACTCGAGCACTTAATGATCTCGATAACTAAGTCTTCAGTCCACTCAATGTCCTGGTTCTCCCTCTTTAGAAGGATGTTACCGTTATAACCCTTAAGATGTTTAAATTTGTTATCCAGTTCACTCATTTTTTCATACTTTCTATCATCTTCTGTAGTTCGGCAGTAGAACCTACAAACATATTATTATTGATTGTTTTTGTTACAGCCCCGTTAACGGGTTCGTCAGCTGACTTAATCTCGCGTATTTTCGCTTGAAGATCGAGTAAGTCTTTATTAGCTTGCAACACGCTGTCCATTAGTTTAGCATACACTTCATAAGCGCGTGGGTGCTGTGAACTATCTGCAATCTGAGCTAATTTATGCATAGCTTCTTGAGCGTTGTCAATTATGTTGTGTATATTGGCTCTAGCTATCTCAAAATCAGCAGCAGCACTATCATCATGCGCTTTTGAAAATATAGTGCTAATATTGTTTGTTATTCCTAGCTTATTGTCAATATGTTCATTATCTTCTTCATCGTTCATTGCAACTGGTTCTCATCGTATATTATATCAACATAGCCAAAGTCATCTGTTACGTTGATAGTGTTGTATGGTACAGTAGCGGCCGCGTTGGACGTCGGCTGACCGTTGGCGGTTAATCCGGGCTGTATAGTTATCCTTTCACCGGGATTCGTATTTTCGACTGCATTCTTTAGTTGGCCATCAGGAACGTTTGGTAGGTAGAAAGTAGTATTGATAAACTTAATAACACCAGAGCTCTTTACTGGACCATATAAGTAGCCCTTCAAGTTCAAATTTAGAGTCCATATAATAGCCCTGCGCTTCTCGAAATCAGCGCTATAGTTGTCTTCATAGCTAACGGAGTCAAGAATTATAGGTATATCTTTTAGTTCGTTTAACTCGGGTATCAACTCTACTTTAGTAGTCCAGTCCGGAGTAAAGAACGGAAGAACCTGCTCTAGTATCTTATTGGCGTCTTCTGCATTCTTGGCGTATATGAATACTTTAAAAGCGAAATTATATGGTACAGGATTATACTGATAATTAAACGTATTAGGATCTACACCTGTAGTAACAGATCTTCCTATAGTCTTTAGTTTGCGGTCACCATCATATTTGATCTGTCCCATCTCAAACGAGATCATAGGCATCGCGTTTACTGCTGTAGGTCTATCGATGTTTGGATCTTGTATAACACGCTGCAGCGTCTTATCTTTAGGAGCATAAGATACCGGTACTTTTATTAGTCCTGTCTGTGCACCACTGGCATCGGTTCGAACTATCTTAATGTCAGAAAACAGTGATCCGACGAGTACTACGTACTTCTTGATAGTGCTGAAATAATATGTTTGACCGAACAATTTTAGTTACCTTTAAAAATTACAAATTTCCTTCAGAGAAAGGATCGAGTGTAGTAAAATCAACGAACACGGCAGCTTCTCTCTGTAGCTCTTCGTTATCAGAAGCAGCATCGACTTTCTTAATGTCTGCGCCCTCTAGTACAATATAGTCACCGTCCTGAGTAAGGATAGGAAATCCGTCTTGTGTGTCGATAGTCCAATTAGTCTGATTGAGATCGAACTTCTGTTGAAGATTATCAATCGCCGCTATACCGGTATTTAGCTGTTCAGAAGAGTACTCAAACAATTCACACGTCATCTCCCATGTCTGTAGAGTACCAAGCTGATAGAACATCTCAAACTTATTAACAAACTTTATTTGAAAACATTTGTTGTTCAACGGAAAGTATATCAAGTCGCCTTCGTTTGGTCTAGGCTGTTTAGTATTAGACCCGACTTCATCGTTAAATCTTCTCTGGGCTACGGAGAAGATTACTTGATCTCTGATCTCTAGACCAAACTTAGACATAAAGCTACCATCACCACCGAACCCATCTACGGATTTAATATATATCTCTAGAGGATACCATTTAGAGTAACTAGACTGGTCGTCTGCGCCATATATAGAATCATAGTTATTAATGATCCTAGGTATATAGACCATGTCTTCACCATAAATTTGAATAGATTCAATAATTAAGTTCTCAAGCAGCTGTTGCTCTTGAGAAGATTTGAAGTTATTGAAAAAAAAATTCGTAGCCATAGTATATATTTTATCCTATCATATCTGCAGCGGGCAAGCTGTAAGTATAGATCATTTCTGTCTCTAACTCTTTGCGCTCTTGTGTAGCTTCATCGAAGATCTTCTGACCGTTGAACTTAAGACCCCCGGGCATCTGCATGCCTTCAAACTTCTTAAGGTTCTGGCCCCACTGCTGCTTGATCAGTGCTTCGGCGTATCTTGCTAACCATCTATCAGACCAAGCACGAGTATACACGTCAGGATCTACGATCTGATATGCTTCAACTATAAGATAGTCGTTAACGTTTATAATAGTCCAGTCCATGTCAATGAACAGTTGGTTCTGATGTCGATTATATCTCAGTGGTTGCTTGCCGACTAGTATCTGTTCTAAGAACTGAACGTGTTGCATAGCCATATAGTATGGAACCATCGATACTGATGTTAGAGTATATAGATCGTTAAGCGCGATCTGGTATCTGATGTTAAATAGGTTATTAGTGTTTAGTGACTGTCCGATCTCGAAGATGTTTACTACGCCAATAATGTTGTCTGGCATAGTTATGAATCGATTGGATATATCTTGTGCTGTGACCTGATACTTGTAGTAGATCTTATCGGCGCCGTCGAAGTGATAGTCCCAAAAATAACGTAATGCTTCGTCAATACGATCGTCTACTTGATCAGGATCGACGTTGATCTCGATTACAGGTTTACCGAGCTTTCTTAAGCAATATTCAACGAACGATGCTCTGTCTTTAGGTACTGCCATATTTTATTTCCTGTTTCTAATAAAACTACTTATCCTATTTATAAATAATAGTAACCTCATAAACTATGGAGAATATTATGAAAGTTGAATTGAATATCCTTGCACGTATTGATGGTAATCCTGCCGAAATGGTTAGTACGTTATTAATTCAAACGCAAGACGATACACCATTAAATGAAGTTCAATTGGATATGGTATTGAATAGAGTTAAAGTAGAATTACTTGAAAAGATCAATCAATTAAACAAAAGTGAAAGTTAAGAATTGTGGTATAGAAGGACTATTAGATAGTGGAGTATATGTAATGACAATCAATCCTTGTGCACCTGCGCCGCCAAACACTGTATATCCTGATGCGGCTGCACCAGCTCCTCCACCGGCTCCATACAATCCACCGTTTCCTCCATATACTGTTGATGATGCAACAAAACCTGCGCCCCCGCCTCCACCTGAACCAACGGTAGTATATTCAGCTCCATTGCCACCAACGCTGCCATTTCCAGCAGTATTTCCAACACCTGATGTTCCCCCGAAACCTGCATCACCAGACCCACCAGAAGAACATAAACTCACGGAATTAGCAGCGGTAACATTACCTCCGTTATTGCCATTTCCATTTAAACCTGCTGCTCCTCCACCACCTGTTAACGAATTTCCATAAACTAATGCACCAGTAACAGTTCCTCCTTTACCACCAGAATGTGTAACAGTTCCAGTACCAGTACCACCTGCACCTCCATTTGTAGTTGCTGGTGCATTTGTTGAACCATATCCAAGACCCGCTCCGCCGCCTGTTGCACTAACAGAAGCTACTGATGCATTTGCTCCATTAAACCACGTGGTTCCTCCAGTATTACCATTTGATTGGCCCCCTGATCCTGAAGCACTTACGGATGCTCCACCGATGCCAATGTTTATTAAGATACTTGCGTTTAAAGAAAGAGATAAGTTTGATATTTTTGCATATCCACCACCTCCACCACCAGTAGCGCATTGATTTGCACTTGAACCATGAGTAAATACTCCACTCGACCCGCCACCACCAATACATTCAATCGTGTTATTAGAATTATTCCAATCAGAAGGAACAGTCCAAGAAGTACCAGAAGTAAGGAATATTACTGTTGTTGTCATAAATTATACCCGAACAAAAGTATTAGAAGAAACGTCATACGTGTAACCAATATCACATGATATATTTTCTGCGATGTTTACTAAAAAATAACCTGTTGGTACATTATCAATTTTAGCATCGGCCATAATTATATTTTCAACAATATTTGTATTTGCGTTTATATAAGAAGCAATCATTTAAATATTTCCGTCAATGATAGCAAAAGTTGTATTAGCCATAAAAATAGAAGCAGAACCATATTGAGTTGTTATAGTATATGCTCCTGTTCTTGAACCCAAAGTAACACCTGGAGTATTTGCAATGATAACATTACCAGTACCTGTACGAGTTACCATAACTCTAAATCCAGCAGGAAGTGTATTTGAAACTGCAACATTCATTGAAGTAGTATTAGATGCAAGAATAACTGTACCTGAATCTGTATTAGCTACTGTATAAGTTGCTGTTTGATTGTTGATTACATTGTTTGCAGATTGAATACTGGCGCCTGTTACAATATTACCTAAGTTATCAATATTTACTACAGNACCGGTACTATTTGCAAATTGCGCTAGAGATGTTGNAGAACTAACAGATGTTACGACTAATCCATAACCNCCTGGGCCATTTATAGTTGCGCTTAATGCAGTTCCTCTATTTGATATTGCATTAACACCATTACCAAAAGTTCCGCCTCCGTTTGCTTGAACGGCAGGTGCAATAGTATTACCAGTAGACGCAATGCCCTTTCCGACGATTATATTACTAGAAAAAGTAATACTGTTACTGAGTGTATAACTACCAGACGTGTTAACATAACCAGATGCGGCAACGCCACCTAAGTTAGTTGCGTTATTAGATGTACCTGAAAACGATGTTGTGTTTATACTAGCATTAACAGATGAATTACCAAATGTTAATGATGATGTAGTTAAGAGCACACCATTAGATGTTGCGTTTATTGTACCAAGTGATACTTGACTTGAGTTTGCAACAAAACTAGAATTTACTGTTAATGAATTTTTTACTACGAAATTTGAGTCAGCCAAAGTTCACTCTCCCTGTTGGCGTTAAAATTAGATACCGATAGCCATAAATGATACCGTTGATGCCGTAACACTGTTTGTTATTAGTGTGAAGTTTGTAGCATTTACAGTAAACGCTGCAGGAACAGATGCTACTGCATTTGATGTTACAGTTAATGAAAAACAGTTAGTTGTAAACGCAAAACCTGTTTGTGCTGCAAATGATACAATGTTAGCAGTTGAGTTTGCAGTTGTAATTGCTCCCCACATCATTTTTAATCCATTAGGTAAATATGTATAACCTGCAGAACCATATGTTGTATGTCCAGAAGCATTTGATGTACCAAGGGTTAAAGTGTTAGAAGTAACTGTTGCATTCACAACAGATATTGTTCCGTTACCAAGAACTGAAGAAACAGTAGAGTTTGCTACTGTAATATTTGCAGGTGTAATCTGAACGTTAGAAGTATTGTTTGATACAGAAACAGATACAGAAGTAGCAAGCGAAGAATTACCAACTGTAATTGCAGATGTAGTAATCTGAATATTAGCGCCAACGTTTGCAGAAGTAGTAGCGGTAAATGTAGCAGTGTTAACAGTGCCCGTAGTGTAAACACCAGTAGCGTTAGCAACAACAGCAGTTCCGACTGTATGAGATGCAGCGTTTACTGTACCAAGAGTATAAACACCGGTTGCATTAATAACTTCTTCACCACCTACTGAAATTGTAGTTGTATTCATCGAAGCAGCGTTAACAGTGCCCGTAGTGTAAACACCAGTAGCGTTAGCAACAACAGCAGTTCCGACTGTATGAGATGCAGCGTTTACTGTACCAAGAGTATAAACACCAGACGTGTTGGCGACAAAATTAGTGCCAACAGTGTAAGAAGTAGAGTTAACAGTTCCAAGAGTATAAACACCGGTTGCATTAATAACTTCTTCACCACCTACTGAAATTGTAGATGTATTCATCGAAGCAGCGTTAACAAGACCTGTGGTATAAACGCCAGACGTGTTAGCTACAGTATTGGATCCAGCACTACCAACAAACACACCAGTAGTGTTGGCGACAAAATTAGTGCCAACAGTGTAAGAAGTAGAGTTAACAGTTCCGGTATAGAATCCATTGTTTCCATAAACGTTCCATAGCTGTGTTGTAGAACCTAAGTTCAAGTTGTTTGTCGATGGGATAAATGATACGTTTGACTGCCAAGATGTCACAGTAGAGTTATAGATAAGATTCGCAGAAGTACCAATAATAAGACCCGCATTGTTCGCTAGAGTGTTTGTAGTAGCATTATTAGCGAGGATAATATTTAAATCGTTAGTAGTAATTACAGTCGAGTTAACATAGGTAGTCGTCCCGGATAGAGTAACGTTACCAGTTACAGTCAAGTTGCCGTTGACTATAAGAGTGTTACCAATATAAGTGTTACCGTTTACAGATAGTGTATGAATTGGATTGGTGTTATTGATACCAACGTTACCAGTAGGAGAGATACGCATTCTTTCATTATTGGCAAGTGTACCACCTGTAAAGAAATTTAAATAGTTTGCGCTACCTGTACCAAAAGCAAGGTTGGTGTTGCCCGTGTATACATATCCGTCAGAAGGGCCGTTGATAGTCCACGAAGAGTTTGACCATGTAGTACTGTTGATCCCAATGTCAACATAGTTATTTCCAGAAGGACCAATATTATCATATAATATGAAATCTGCAGAAGCATTAGTAGATGCATTAGCATTCCATGCTAGCACTTGAATGTAGTTATTGACGTTACCAGCAAACTCTGCCAGTGAAGTATCACCGCTGTTCCAACCGATGTTAGTATTAACTGTAGAGTTACCAACAAAGATATTAGAGTTAGTAGAGATAGTATTGTTAGTCGTTAGTTTAGAAGTAAATACTCCAGAAGAGTTTGCAACGAATGACGAGTTGACGGTCATAGAGTTTGCGATGATTGGTGAACCTGTGTTGACCCAGTACGTGCTTATACCTGCGATCAATACAGACATGTCAACAGACTGTAGAGCAGCATTAGCTAATGATGGATTAGTCAGAGTTAAAAACCTATCACCACCTGAAGCAGTATTAACAGAAGCTGTATGTGGTAGTTGTGATGATTTAACGTAGTTTACCAATTTGATACCTCTATTGTTTTATTATATTTATACAATTATTTTATTTCCCAATTCATTTATATAAAAGCAAAACTTAAAAACTGCGGAGAAATATTATTAGATAGTGGAGTATACGTAATGACAATCAATCCTTGTGCGCCATTCCCACCCAAGCCTGTAAAGGCATTGTAACCACCTCCACCGCCACCGCCACCATATAAACCGCCAGTCGCGCCGCCATTAACTCCGTAGTAGTTGCCACCAGCTCCGCCACCCGAACCATAAGAAACTGACCATTCAGTTCCGTTACCACCAGCACCACCTGTCGTACTTGTAGAAATACCACCAGCACCACCACCACCATTTGTTCCCGCAGTACCACCAATAGTTGCACCACCCGTGCCGCCATTATTATTACCACCAGCATTGACTGTAGCACTTCCATGGCCACCTGCAGTACCGCCGCCATTGCCGCCACCACCTGAGCCTAGTCCAGCACTGCTGGCATTTGTACCGCCCACCCCACCAGCTCCAAGAGGTCCAGCGGCTCCGCCACCACCTGATCCTGCATAATCTGAACTACTACCACCACCCGCACCGCCAGCGTATTTTATTGTTCCTACACCAGTTGTTGGGCCACCTGCCCCACCAGCCGTGGTGCTGCTGGCACCTACGCCACCCGAACCTCCAGCAGCAGAAACAGATGCCCCAGAAAGAGTTGTGCCGTTAAACGCCGTAAATCCACCAGAATTCCCGTTAGCATTGCTAACGCCCGTACCTTTGGCACCTATGACAATATTGATGCTACTGCCACTAGTGAGCGCTAGATTACTAATTTTAGAATATGCACCACCACCACCACCACCGCCAGCATCAGTATAGCCAGCAGCACCAGCACCCCCACCACCAATACATTCGATCGTGTTATTAGAATTATTCCAATCAGAAGGAACAGTCCATGAAGTACCAGAAGTGAGAAATATCTGAACAGTTGACATTAAATATTTCCTTCAACAACAGCAAAAGTAGTATTAGCCATAAACACTGAAGCAGTACCGTATTGTGTTAATACAGTATAAGCACCTGTTCTTGAACCTAAAGTGATACCAGCAGCATTACCAATAACAACGTTACCAACACCCATACGAGTTATAATCGTCCTAAATCCAACAGGAACAGTATTCGGTATAGTAATTGTCATTGAAGTTGCATTTGTTCCAAGAATAAGTGAACCAGAATCTGTATTTGATACTGTATAATTTGCAGTTTGGCTATTTATTAAATTATTAGTAGATTGTACAGAACCACTAACAGTTATAACAGAACTATTAACTGCAATAGTATTTGCGCCACCTGCAACAAATACATAGTTATTACTTGCGCCCATTTGAATGCGATTATTGGCAGTTGATTCCATCCATANATTTGCTACTTGTAGTGTCGACATAATTAAACCTTATTGGCTAAATGGTAAATCCATTGGCATAAATGGAGGATTGACAATATTANTTATACCTTCTGAAATTAAATTTTGGTAATAGTTAACATCAACATAACTATCTACCCATGCATCAAGAATTGCAGGTGTTAAATTTTGAAATCGAACGAATGTAGCTGGATCAGGATTAGAATCCGAAAGAATAACGTCAACCCCGATAGGAGTGGAAATGCCTGAATCCGAATCTGTTCCAGTAATAATACAATAAAATGAATTAACAACATTGGTTAATTCATTAACATTGTGCACTTTAACGTTTGAGTATGATCTTGTATATGTAATATTCATATTAAGCTCCTATTGCCAAAAAATAAAATGGTTTTGACGCAGAAGTAATAGTATTTGCGGTAAAGTTTGTACCATTAGCAATTGTAACCCCAATTTGCATAGTGTTAGCAGCGCC